GGTGTTGTAGTATTCGGTCAGAAGACATTGCAGAAAAAAGCTTCTGCTTTGGATCGGGTAAACGTTAGAAGATTGTTAATCACAGTTAAAGATTACATTTCTCAAATTGCTGACAACTTGGTATTCGAACAGAACACTATCGCAACCAGAAACAGCTTCTTGTCTCAAGTTAATCCTTACTTGACTTCAGTACAACAACGTCAAGGTCTTTATGCTTTCAAAGTAATCATGGACGACTCTAACAACACTGCTGATGTAATCGACAGAAACCAGTTAGTAGGTCAGATTTACTTACAGCCTACCAAGACTGCTGAATTCATCTACTTAGACTTTAATTTAACACCAACAGGAGCTACATTCCCAGGTTAATTTGAACTACCAAAGAATATATAATCAACTAATAGAAAGGGCTCAATTAAGAGCCCTTCCTGTTGGTACATACTGTGAAGTACACCATATACAGCCAAGATCTGAAGGAGGTACTAACGAGATATCAAATTTAGCAAAGTTAACAGCTCGAGAGCATTTTTTAGCACATTGGTTGTTAGTTCGAATAAAACCAACACCGGCAAGAGTTTTTTCCTTTAATATGATGTGTAACTTAGGACCTGCACAGCGACTACATCAGTATACACCTTCTAGTCGAGCAGTTGCAGAAGCCCGGGAACGACATAGTAGACATATACAGAAAATTATGAAAGGAAAACAGGTCTCTGAAGAAACCCGTGCTTTAATATCAGAAAAGAAAAAAGGATGGGTACCTTCTAAAGAGTGGAGAAAGCAAAAAAGCGATTCCCTAAAAGGAAGAAAAATTTCAGAAGAACAAAAACAGCAGATATCAGCTACGTCTAAGGGACGAAAAAAACCAGATGGGTTTGGTGCTAAAATCGCTATAGCAAATAAAAAATTAAAATCAAAAGGTACCTATATAACACCAGCAGGAACTTTTACTACAGCAGAAGAAGCAGCTAAAGCAAATAAATGTACAGCTACAACTATCTGGAACAGGTGTAAAAATACTAATTTTTCGGAATGGGGATTAATTGTAAAATAACACTATTTATAATCAAATATAAACATAAAACAACATGGCAGTATTAAATCCAAACGAGGTGTTTTTCACCGCCTTTGAACCCAAAGTAGCGAATAGATTTATAATGTATGTGGATGGTATTCCTTCATACTTCATCAAAGGTGTAACCGGAATTGAAGTAACTGCTGAGGAAATCAAGTTAAACCACATTAACGTATACAGAAAAGTAAAGGGTAGAAACGCATGGTCAGATATTTCAATGACCTTGTACGATCCTATTACTCCTTCTGGTGCTCAAGCTGTAATGGAGTGGGTACGTCTTCACCACGAATCAGTAACAGGTAGAGATGGTTATAGTGACTTCTACAAGAAAGACTTAACTATCGATATTTTAGGTCCTGTAGGTGATATCGTTTCAGAATGGATCGTTAAAGGAGCATTCATTAAGTCTGCCAAGTTTGCCGATCTTAACTGGGATACTGATGCAGAAGCACAGAACATCACTTTAAACATCGGAATGGATTACGCAATACTTAACTTCTAAGTAAAAATAACCCCAAAGAAAGAGCCCTCCTATTCATTAGAGAGGGCTTTTTTATTGTTAAAAGTTTTCAAAATACCAGATTTATATATATTTATAAAGGAATAGTTATAACAAGAAGTATATGTCAGAATTCAGCATGCCCACAGAAGTAGTAGAATTACCTTCAAAAGGTCTTCTCTACCCAGAGTCAAATCCTTTATCATCAGGTAAAATTGAGATGAAGTACATGACTGCAAAAGAAGAAGATATCTTAACTAACCAATCTTATATTGAGAATGGAACAGTTTTAGATAGACTTTTAAAATCGTTGATTGTTTCTAAAGTAAGTTACGATGACTTAGTTGTTGGAGATAAGAATGCAGTTTTAGTTGCAGCCAGAGTTTTAGGTTATGGAGCAGATTACAGCTTTACCTACAGCGGAAAGACTTACAGTGTAGATTTATCGAAGATTGAAAATAAACCTTTCGACGAAAGTCTAATTACCCCAGGAGTAAATGAATTCAAGTATACTTTACCAAGTACAGGAACAAACATAACTTTTAAGATCTTAACACACAAAGACGAAGAAGCAATCAAAAGAGAGCTTGAAGGATACAGAAAGATTAGTAAGGATGCAAGTCCTGAGCTTTCTACCCGTCTAAAGTATATGATTACCTCAGTAGAAGGAAGCAGAGAAGCTAAGACTATCAGAGAGTTTGTAGACACTAGATTACTTGCTAGGGACTCTAGAGCTTTAAGAACTTACATTTCACAAGTTCAACCAGACACAGATTTAAATTTTTATCCAGAAGACAGTGACGCTCCGGTAGCTATACCGGTGGGGATCTCCTTTTTTTGGCCTGACGCCTGAGACAGTTAGTCAGGCAAGGATGAATTTGTTTTCCGAGATACATGAGATAGTGTTTCACGGCCAGGGAGGGTATGACTATAGTACAATCTACAATATGCCGTTATGGTTAAGGAAATTTACTTTTAGTAGAATTCAGGACTATTACGATAAACAAAACGAACAAGCAAAAGCTGCAAGCAAAAAAGGCGGTTCAACAACTTTAATGGATTCCTCAGGAAATGTAAATAAAATGGAAGCCTTTAAGATGAATCCCGGGAAAGTAGAGTATAAGTAAAACTTGGAGTCTCAAATATTTATAACATATAAACGATGACTCCGGAAGAAATAAAACTGTTACAGGAAGAAAATAGACTTCTAAGAGAAGGAAAAAACCTACAGCAGGAGAGTTACGATATTTCTGTACGTGTTGTTGAGTCATTAAAAGAAGTTCTAGGTATTAGAACAAGACAAACTACCTTTGATCAGAACTTATTAAATACTAATAAGAAAATAGCAGATGCTATCCTGAACCAAAAGACAGGGTTGTCATCAGTTAAAGACATTACAAATCAAATCAGCAAAAATAAGGAGTTAATTCTTAAAGCCGATTTACAAAATAAAGCAATTCTTTCTTCCCTAACAAAAGAAGAGAGAAATAAATTAAAAGTAGCAGAAAAATCTTTACAGAATGTTGAAGAACTAGCTGCTAAAGAAGCTAAAATGTTAGAATCTGCTGCACAAGGAAGAAAAATTAGTGCATCTAAGTTATCAAGACTACAAGCACAAATTGCTGCAGAAGAAACTTTACTAAATACAAACGTTGAGGCTTTATCTACTCAAGCAAGGCAGTTACTATACTCAAAAACAAACACTGAAGAACTTCGAAAACAACTTGTACTTCGTGAAAAAGAATTAGATATACAGAAACAACTAGATGAAAGTCTAGGAGCAGCTGGTAAATTGACAGAGTTTCTTGGAAGAATACCGGGCGTAGGAAATGCAGCAAAAGAAGCTTTAGAGAAAGTTACAAAAACTTTACAAGAGGCTAAGCAGAACGGACAAGGAACTTTTACAAAGTTAGATTCCCTTCGACTACTAGGCGATGAATTATTTTCTAGTTTAAAGAAAGGTTTAACAGATCCTTTAGTACTAGGTCTTGCAGTTGTTGGAACCTTAGTTAAGAAAATGTTCGACCTGAACAAACAAGCAGTTGAGACAGGAAGAGCATTAGGGTATGCTAAAACTGAGTTAACTAGTTTAACTACAGAATTAAACGTTGCAGCAGTAACATCAGGAGAGTTTTTAGCAACTAACGTTGATTTGCTAAAGACATTACAGCAGATTACCGACCAGCTAGGAGTACAAGGAGACCTTTTAGGTTCTAAGAATATTGTTGGTGCAACGGTTCTAAGAGACCAGTTAGGATTATCCGCAGAAGAAGCAGTAAATTTAGCAGCTAATTCAGCAATCACAAGACAGAACGTACAGGATGTTGCCGATCAAGCTTATAACGCAGTTGATGCTTTTAACTTACAGAACAAAACAGCTTTAAATGCCCGCAGTATTCTACAAGAGACTGCTAAGGTATCCAAGGATCTAGGTGCAAGATTTGCATTTAATACATCTGAGATAGCAAAAGCAGTAACAGAGGCTAAGAACCTTGGATTAACTTTAAGTGAAGTAAGTAATATTGCAGATAGCTTATTACAATTTGAATCTTCAATAACAGCAGAACTTGAAGCTGAATTATTAACAGGTAAGGATTTAACTTTAGAGAAAGCAAGACAGCTTGCCCTAAATAACGATTTAGCAGGACTTGCAAAAGAATTAGAAGCTCAAAACATCTCAACATTAGAGTATTCCAGAATGAATAGACTTCAACAAGAAGCTACAGCTAAAGCAGTAGGTATGACCGCTGAACAGTTAGGAAAGACTTTATATCAGCAGGAATTAAACAACCTAAGTGCTGAGCAGTTTAAAGCTATTTACGGAGAACAAAACTACGAGGCTGCAAAACAGGTATCTATTCAACAAAGACTTGAAAAAGCAATCACAAAAGTAGCTGATGCATTGACTCCGGTACTGGAATTATTTGCATCTTTAGCAAGTAATGCTGGACTACTTTACGGAAGTATTGCATTAATTGGAGCCGTTTCTTTAGCTAGAACTATTGGAAGCTTGGTAATTATGGCAAACACTTTAGCTAGCGGAGCAATAGGTGCAGCAGGATTAGCTTCAGCATTAACAGTTGGAGTAGCTGCAGTTGCTATCGTAGGTGCAATTGCCGCAATTGTTAGCGCACTAACATCTGCAAACAAGTCAGCACAGTCAGTACAGGACGGTACTATAGAGCCAGGAAAAGGACCTTTCAAAATTACAGATAAGTTTGGAGCAACAGCAATCACAGATGCCAGAGATGGAATTGCAGTATCACCAAATATTAGAAGAACTTCCAGAGAGACTAGAACTGCTGAAGTAGATATTGCACCGATGGTTTCAGAACTAAAAGCAGTTAAAGATGTTTTAGGTAAGATCTTAACAAAAGAAGGTAGTGTTAGAATCGATAGTACGAAAGCAGGCACAGCATTTAGTATGGGAACTTCCAAACTCCAATAACTAAATATTTATAATAAAGCAATTAACAATGGGACTATTATCAAAATTACAAACTCAAGGATCTACACTAACTAATTTAGATGGAGCTACACCAACCGGATACTATGACATCGGAGGAGTAACTAATTACCCTAAGCAGTTAGCAGGATCTCAATTAGATTTAGACGGTAAAAAGCCGGTTGAATACGACCAGGTTTCAAAATACCCTGAAGATCTAAAGAAATCACAGTTAGATCTTGATGGATTAACACCAAAGATCGCAGGAAAGTATCCATATTTAGACAACTTACCTAAGTAATGGGATTAATCGACCTAAAAACTGATCTAAAGAGTTTAAAATACTCTAAAGACAGGATAGGTGGAGGATCAAGCAATCAACCGTTTGTCCAAAAATCTATACCTGATAGCTTCAGTGCGGTCGGAAATACAGGAGGATTGGATGTTTTAACCCGCGGTGGTTCTCTAATCTTTCAAAGTGTTGCAGATGATGCTTCTAGGTTAACTAAACTACTGTTAACACCGAGTACTTTCCAAGGACCTGCTTTTACAATTAAGCAGAATGTACTTTCCAGACAGAACGTTCAGACTCAAGCTAGTCCCAAGGGTCTAAACCAAGGTGCTTATTTACCAACCAGTACAATTGCTCAGGCAATAGTTAATGCTGAAGGATTACATTTTAATACTTTCGGTAAAAATCCTATTCCAGACAGTATAGGAAGTTTAACCACATACTCAGATGTTGTTACTTCAAGACAGTCTGAGTTTAGTAACAGGTTAGTAAAGTTTACAAATACCTTTGTTGATAGTAGAACATTAGGAAATACACTGTATAGCTATCCAGGCGGACCCGGATCTATCTTAGGACTTGGACAAACCAGGATAAACATTCCTGATGAGCAAAGAACAGGTATCAACAACAACAAAGCCAATTACAAGTATTTAGAAAAGTACGTTATTCTAAAAGATGCTACTTTGCTTCTAGGAGCCTCAGATAAAGCATTCGCAGGAGACGAAGTAAATGCAATCACTGGGCTTAACCCAGTTACAGATAGCTTTTCTATACTATCGGGAGTAAGTTATATACAGGAGTTACCAACAGCCGATTCAATTCGAGTATATAAAACAAACCTTGGTATAGGTACAAAGAACGCTGTAAACTTAACTGTCAACTCTAATTATGCAACACTAAGTAACCTAACCGGTTCTTTATACATCCCAGTAACAGGTAGTGCTAGTAATTCCGGTAAGGTACCGACTGATTTTAGAAGGGTATCACAGCCAACAACTACAGCGGATAAAGATAATGTTGATAATTTAGAAAACTTAGCAGCTTTTACCTACGATCAGAATCAATTACAGCAAAGTGTTTCTTATAGACAAACAGCTGAAATTCAAGATTTTAGACAAAGGCTAAGGAATATAAACAATGCAGATGCAAAGGCAGTAGGTGCCAATGTATTAGCTCCTTCTTACACAGATCAAAATATTGAAAAAAGAGTTCACTTAGGAAATCCTGGACTAAAAGGCGATGTAAGTGATTACAGTAAAGGTAAGAAAGATATTACAACAGGAAATAGGTTAGGTGCACTTGATAAAATAAATGCTTTAACTTTGTACCAATCTGCTAATGTAGCTCAAGACAGCGAAAAAGATGTTAACGATTTAGTTAAATTCAGAATTGCTGTAATGGATTCAAATGGATCAAATACAAAAACATTTATTCATTTCAGAGCATTCTTAAATAACATAACCGATAACTACACTTCGGACTGGCAATCATTTAAGTATGTCGGAAGAGGAGAAAATTTTTACACTTATAATGGCTTTGATAGAAAAGTTTCCTTATCTTGGACAGTATACGCTCAATCAAGAGAAGAACTTATTCCAATGTACAAAAAACTTAACTACCTAGCATCTTCATTAGCACCGGATTATAATAACGGTTTTATGAGAGGAGTTTTAGTGCAGTTAACTATTGGAGGCTATTTTTACAACCAACCTGGATTTATTACAGGGTTGACTTACGACCTGACAGAAGAATCGACTTGGGAGATAGGAATCAACGATAAAGGCTTTTCAGATCCTGCAAACAGAGGAGATGACTTAGTAAAAGAGTTACCGCATATGATTAAAGTCTCAAGCTTTAACTTCACACCAATTCACAGATTTATACCAGAAGTTCAGAAAAATACTGCCGGAGCTTTCGTTACAACCACAGGGTTGGGAGATGGTCCTCAAAGGTATATTGCTCTAGACAGTGGGTACGATAATAATTACGATAGTTAATGGATAGATATCAAGACATACCACAAACAAAGTATAATGGAAAACGAGCATATAGAACTTCTCGTTATCCGGAAATACCTTTGAACGAAAATGATACCTACGTTATTACAACTATTGGAGATCGTTTTGACTTATTAGCCCAACAGTACTACGGAGATAGTTCCTTATGGTGGGTTATTTCGATTGCAAACCAGGAACTAAAACAAAACTCACTTGTACCACCCCCAGGAAATCAAATAAGAATACCTTATAACCCAATTGAAGTCGTTAATGAATTTAATGCAATAAACTTGTGATATGGGAAACATTACAGGAGAAGGTTTTAGACCATATGTTGCCGAACAGATAGAGCAGAGGCAGAAACAGCTTGGAGCTACTCCGAGATCTGATTCACAACTACTTCAGCAAAATGCAAACTCAGCTTGGATAAAGCTTACATCAGCCATTGTAATTAAATACCCGGAAAGGTTTCCTTACAAAGATCCAGATATAGCTAGAAGATATAGTTTATTCGGAGGTACTTTAAAAGACGGTTCGGTATTAGGAGGATTAGATTCCTACAATGCTTTTGAATTTGAGCAAGGTCCAAGACCGGCACCAGGTATTGTTTCTTTTGAAACTAAGAATCGGAACAGAGGATCAGTTAGAGAATCTACAATACACTTAAAAGCTTACAATAGGAAGCAATTTGAATTACTAGATTTATTGTACCTAAGATTAGGATATTCAGTATTTATTGAATTTGGAAATAGTTTATACTACGACAACAGTGGTAACTTTAGAACATTCAAAGATTCAGATACATTAACATCTAAATTTCTAGATAACAGTTATACAGGTAATCAAGCTAAATTGCTTATTGACATCGAAGAGAAGAAGAAAAGTACATCTGCTAACTACGATGCAATTTTCGGAAGAGTAAGTAACTTCACTTGGAGCTTCCTTCCAGACGGATCTTACGAGATTACTTTAGTTGTGATGAGTTACGGAGATGTTATTGAGTCTTTAAAAATGAATGTTATGCCGGAGGATAATCCCAACGGTATATTAACTCAAGAACAGAAAAAGCAAGAAGCACAGGCTAAAGCAGATCAAGAAGCAAGACTTGCAGACGCTAAAACAGATTACGAAGTTATTGATATCCTAAAGAATATTAATACGTTAGGTCGATTATTCTGGGACATCAGACAAGACTTAGTTAAGTCCACAACCAACGGTACCTTCAGATGTAGATCTTTAGATACAGCTACTCCTTTTAGGGTTACAGGAGATCGGTATAAGAAGTATGATGCAATAAAAATGTATAATGCAGAAAGTAATGAAATTTACTTTTACATAAGGTTTGGAGCATTACTTCAGTATATGTGGGATACAAATATGATCCATATAGATACTACTGCACAGAACCCACTTATCGCTTTAGATAACGATCCTGCAACCAATCTGATCTACAAAACACCCTATACAGTTTCTGCTAACCCGCAAATATGTGTCGTTAGAACTCCAGTAGAGTTACTAAATGCAGCCGGAGGAGAAATATTCCCAGACATTCCAGATGAGGCAATCTTCCAAGATCCAACACACAAGGATGCAGGAAGGTTAATGAATGTGTATGTCAATATGGCGTACATACTAAAAGAAGTAAACGGATTAAAAGACAGTAGTAACAAAGTACCTGTCTTTGATTTACTAAAAGGAATTTGTAACGGCATTCAAAGTTCATTAGGAGGACAAAATAAATTAGAACCTACAATCGATGCTGAGGAGGGAAGATTTTATATTGTTGAGGAATCAGTTATTCCTTCCCGTCAACCTAAACCATCCACAACTGGTATAATTAAGCTTTACGGACTTAATCCCAACAAAGAAGGATCTTTTGTTAGAGACTTTGGAATTAAGACTGAAATTACAAATGCATTAGCATCAACAATTACAATTGGTGCACAAGCCAACGGATACATTAAAGGAGAAGATGCTACAGCATTCTCAAAATGGAACAGAGGTTTAGATGATAGGATTCTACCTATCAAGACTAACCGAGGAGAAACACAGGCCGACAGGGATGCTAAAGCAGCTAAACAAGCTCAATTAGGACAAACCTACGTAAGTATTCAACAAGAATACCTAAATTACCTACAAGGACTACTTGACTATACATGGGATGAAGAGAAAATATCAGAGTTTAGTAGTATACTAACAAACATGCTAACATTTGCTCAAACAGCAGCAGCGGTTAGTACGGATACAGCTACAGGGATGCTAGGATTTTTACCTATCAACCTAAACATGACCGTTAACGGAATATCAGGAATAAAAATTTACCAGCAATTTGCAGTAGATAGCAGCTTCCTTCCATACAATTACGGTTCAACTCTACAGTTCTTAATTAAAGGAATTTCACATAGGATCGAAAATAACGAGTGGACAACCAATATTGAAACGGTTGCAGTACCTAATACAGTGGTTACTTTAGATAACTCACAAGACTTCGGAGGAGTTAAAGCTTCTGCTGGACCAACAGGAGTAGCAGGACCTGCTGCAGTACCAACCGGAGAAGTTGTTTATCCTTCAAATACTCCTGGACCGGTAAGGTTAAAGTTACAAAGATTAAGAGAAGTTACAACTCCCGGATCACCAAACATCGGTCAGACATTAGGAATTTTAGAGGTTTACGATAATGCAGGTAATAAGTTAAAGCAAACCTTTACAACAGTTGAATTACTGTGGAAAGGAAATAGTTCTACTACAAGCTGTATTCCTCCAGGAAGGTATCCATTCACAAAATCTAAAGCAAACAACAATCCAGGTTTAGGAAGTGTTCTTAGATTAGATAACGTACCTTATAGAGCAGGTGTTCTAATCCACGTAGGATCGACATACCGAGATAGTAACGGATGTATCTTACCAGGTTTACCGAGTCAAGTAGATAGAAACGGAGATGGAGTATTAGATAATAAGCCAGGATCTACACAACAAGCAATGCGGGATATCCTAAATGCAATTTACCCAGCTGGTGCTCCGAATAACACTTACATTATCGAAATTTACGGAATAAAAGATAAGAAGTATATTGAAGAAAGAACCGGTGTTGAGTATGCAAACCCAGCTAGCCTACCTTCTTCAGATCCAGGATTAGCCTCTAGAGCTACTTACATACAGTATACTACATTATTAAATGAGGTGTTATTACTTAGAGACGGTTATGATAATCTGAGGCCTTTACTAGAAGCAACTAAGGGTGTTTTTGATGACACTACTGAAGCAGTAGCTAGAATGAGAGGATTAATTAACGAGAACATAACCCCAGCTGTTTGGAAGAACAAATTAGACTTAAGTAAACTATCCTCAGACCATAAAAAATTATTCAGAGAACAGTTCAATGCCCTAATGAATGCAGTTAGGACTAGAAACGGAAGGTTTACATTTAGATACCCATCAACAACTGATCAAAAAGTGTACGACAAAGGCGGTTTATTAATGGACGCAAACTACTAAGATTATGGCATACTTACCTAAACATTACGTAAAAACAGGATTAACTGCCAACCCCGGGGAGTATATCGATAGAGCTACAGGTCAACCTTACTCTGGTCCTTACTATAAAATTGCAACCGGACAGTTTTTTGCAGGAGTAGGTCCGCAGGATCCAAGTGCAAGAGAGATTCTACCCTTTGGAGATAATGAAACAAATGCCGGGACTGACTACCAACAAGTAGGTATTGCTTTTAACTTAGATGTTCCGAACATAAGACCGGGTGGAAGTTCCTATAATATTCAAAATCAACCGACAGTTAATTATCAATTGTTTCAACAGCAGGTAGTTAATGAATATACAGCTATTAAGAAATTTACAGCTCAAGACTATCAAGTACGGTTTTTACCTTACGGAATAACTCCTATCCCTGATGAGAATGATTATAAGATTGGAGAATATGAAAGATACTTCTGTAAGAAAGCAAATGAGAATATTTACCTTGAGTTAGATAAACAGCAGTTTGATAGCCTAGCATCTGGAGATCCTAAATTCTTCTGGGAGCAATATGTTCCTTTCTCACTACCTTGGTCAATAACAGGGCAGGAATCCCAAGTATATCAAACAAATAGGAATATCGTTCAGAAAAGAATTACTAATTTAGAGCTTTTTGGCTTTGATCGATTCTTAAAAGAGGACTATCTTAAGTTCTATAAGAAGTAGGATTTTATATTAAAATCTCGTATCTTTAGTCAAAGGTTATGTTTTGGCTAATAGAAACTCAAGAGCAGTTCGATAAACTACAGTTTGAATTAGGACCGGAAATATTCGTACTTCCAGTTCAAAGACATCCGGAAATGCATCCAGGCATTTATGCTCCGTTATGTTTGTACCTTAGAGACGTTACTCAACCTAAAGGCTTTTTAGTTAACTACTTTCACCCGGAAGCATTACAGTTTGACCCTTTGCAGGTTAAAGAATACCTAAGAACTTTTAGTAAGATCTATACTCCGGATAAAAAAGCATTAAGCCACACTTACTTTGGGACAAATACTTACGATCTAAACCTATTTGAGTATAAAGAAGTGAAAAAGCAGACTCATGCTCACAGTTATTTTTCTCAAAGATACCATACAGAAGAGGATCTTAATTCAGTAATTCCAATAGTAAAGCATTTTGAGCAATGTGAGATTGTATTCGAGGAATATGCTTCAGTAATTAAAAAATATGTTCCAAACGAGTATCACGATGATTTGTCTAATGTATTCTGGTTTATAGAAAGAAACGGCTTAAAGGTTAATAGTGCCTTCGAAAGATACTTTGACTTAAAGAGACCCTTTCTATCCCGCTATAACTCATATACATTCACTCAATATAACCTCAATACCACTACCGGCCGACCTTCCAACACATTTAACAGCTTAAACTTCGCTGCTTTACCTAAGGAAAACGGTTCTAGATCGGTTTTTATACCAAGAAACGATTTTTTATTGGAGATTGATTTAACTGCTTACCACCCTACGTTGATCGGGCAGATGGTTGGGTATAATTCACCGACAGGGGATATCTACGAAGATTTTGCAGCTAAGTACGGAATGGACCGAACTGAAGCAAAAGGATTAGTATTTAAACAGCTGTACGGGCATATTTTCGATCAATACAGAGACTTTGAATTCTTTCAGTTAACTCAAAAGCTTATCGAACAGATCTGGAATACGTTTACAAAGACAGGTAAATACACTGTTGAGCAGACAGGAAAGGTATTTAAACAGAGTGATTTACCCAATATGAACCCACAGAAACTATTTAATTATACAATTCAGCATTGGGAAACTTACAATAACGTTGCCTTATTGAAGGAAATTCTTTATATTATTAATAACAGTGAGACAAAATTAGTACTCTATACTTATGATGCATTCTTACTGGATGTTAGTAAGCAGGATAAAGATAAGATTAAGCAAATATTACAAGTATTTAACGACAAAAATTTAAAGATAAAAACAAGTTATGGACCAGACTACGACACTTTACAGCCCCTTTGATATTTATGATAGAGAAACTATCAATATCGGAGACGTGAATAATAAACTATTTTGTACATTCGTGCCACTAAATGAAGTGGATTCCTTTATAAAGGAGATTACAAGCGAGTATACAATTTTATACAACAAAATTTTTATATTGCATATTAAAAGCAATGACGAGTACGTTTGTACTTATAATGTTGACCAACCTAACATCAATAACATTCCTGAGAATACTATCCTAGTTCATAGGAAAAAGGAAACAAATACCTTGTATACAATCAATGCTTTAAACGAGTTGATTAAAAGCTTGAACGAAGGCATCGTTGATACGAACTTCAGAATTAACTGGCAGCATTACAAAAATACAATCCTACTTACTCAGCAAGGAGATCTAAAACTGCTGAGAACAAAAATATACGACATAGTAGAACTTTAAGTTGCTACTACGGATTGATATTCGTATATTTAGAGTATGACAAAGAAAATATTTTATTCACTATACATACTAGCAATAATTGTTGGTATAGTATTTGTTAGCGCTGAGCTTCTCGGGATAGCGTTACCCCTTATTAATATGGCAAGTACAGGTGCAGTTGCCTTAGGTTCATTGATTATACTTTGGTTATTTATGCTTAGTGCATTAGCAGTGTATGTTACTGTTAAATTTATTAAAAAATACATTTTAAATTAAAAAATATGATATTATTACTCGTTTTATTATTCACAGGTGCAATAATTATGATTGTAACCTATTTAGTAGGGTTCCATGTAGATTTAGATGGAAAAAAAGAAAGGATTATCAAAGATGGTTTGATTAAAGAATTACTGAATAAAGCCGTTGCTGATCCTGATCCTAATTCACTCATTATTGATGTTAATGCACAAACTATTACAATGGGAAATATTGTAATTAAAAAAGATTACGGTAATGTGTTTTGGTTTCCTTACGAAGTGGCGATAACTAAGGATAGTAAATATTATTGGGACCAAAAAACAGTAGGGCATATTATCCATTATAGTAAAGATTATTATTTAGTTAGAGATTTATTAAAGAAATCAAAAACAAGTATTGAACAAACACAAAGAGAAAAATTAAACTTAAATAAATAAAAAATGAACACACTAATTAAAGTAGTTGTCATGCTCGGAGTAGCAATGATAGCAGGTTTCGCAATCATCGGTCTAGAAAGAATCGATGCAGGTCATGTAGGTATCAAAGTTAATTTAATTGGTACTGGTAAGGGAGTAGATAATGCAACCGAAGTAACGGGTTGGGTATTTTACAACCGTTTCACAACTAAGATTGTTGAATTTCCAACATTCGTACAGCACAAAGAGTACAAGAAAAGCGATGACGGTGATGAGTCATTTGTGATTAACTCTAAGGATGGTTCAGAATTTCATGTATCACCATTGTTAAACTACTCAGTAAAGCGTGAAAAAGTACCTTATATCTTTACTAAATACCGTGTTGAACTAGGTGCTATTGAAGCTGGATTCTTGAAGACTGCTGTTTATGATGCATTCCGAGTTGTTGCAAATAGTTATACTGCTGATGAATTGATTTCTAATCGTGAATTATTTGAAAACAAAGTTAGAAAGAATTTGGAAAGTCATTTGTTACCTGAAGGATTTATCTTAGCTCAATTTACATCAAACTTGGTTTATCCAGAAACATTTAAGAAAGCTATTGAAGCAAAGAACAATGCAGTACAATCTGCTTTGAGAGCTGAGAACGAAGTTAAAACTGCTGAAGCACAAGCTAAAATTAAAGTAGCAACTGCTGCTGGTAATGCTCAAGCAATGTTGACGAGTGCTAAGGCAGAAGCTGAAGCGAACCGTTTGAAACAGCAAACAATCACACCGATGTTGTTGCAGCTTGAATGGATTAACAAATGGAATGGTAAGCTACCAGAAACAATGTTGGGTCAAGGTAGCAATACATTTTACGGATTAAATAAATAAAAATAGTATGCAAGATCAAGATTTAGAACAAGCGATGAGGCAAGAACTAGCCATTGGTAGAGAATCAATGGAGCAAGAAGCAAAAACACCGCAAACAAAAGAATGGAGACCGTCTAACCAAGAATGCCTCAGAGAATTTGAACTCAACATTAGATTTCTAAATAGAGGTTGTGTTGTTAGAGTAGGATGTAAAGAAATTGCTTTTGAAGATGTAAACAAAGCAATGGCCGAAATCAATGAGTATGTAACAGGCAACACTTGGGAAGTACAGCAAAAATGGCGTAAG